GCTCGACGATATTCTGCAAGTCCTCCAGTTCCTCAAACGCTACCACCGCTGTTCGGCGATTGGTCAGATACCTAATCTCTGCCATCCATCTCATCTCATTCTCCCTTCATGTTCGGCAGACCGGCTAAATCGGTCGGGTCACGCTCTCGCATCTTAACATCCACAACTTTATAGGTGATGGCTTTCCACAGGTCACGCAGAGCAATCTTAATCAGTATCCACCGGACGCTATGCACACTTTGTGTCTTTGTCATCTCACTCTCCTCCTTGTTAACAGGTTAACAGATGGCTCAGCCGCTAAACGCCACGGCCAATACGAAGATGGTCCACAGGAACACCCCAAGCACCGCCAACTCGAACGCATCTTCTAAAAGTGCGCGGATCATTTCACATTCCCTCCCTTGTTGTTCAGTCCTTTGAGCAGGTCCGAGTTGGTAATCAGCATGTAATTCGATTTGTGGACAGGTGCGACAGTCCATGTCTTGCGGGCTTCTATGGCTCGGTCATCCCCACAAGAGAGGCACACCCGATACCCTAGCTTGGCACGCTTGAAGTCCACATGGTCGCCGCAGTCGGTGCATATGTAATTCTGTTTCATCGGTCTGTCTCTCATTCAGTAGCTTGTTAAAGTTTTAACACGGTCAGTTGCTCGAAGTTGGTAGGTGACAAGCACATACCTGTCGTAACCATTATAAAGTAGCATAAAGTTGACGTTGCGTCAATAGAATGAGAAAAGTGACCTGTAAGACGCAACCATAAAACATCACGTAAAATCGGTTGAGGTGGATGCGATTGGATAGCACTAGGACAGAATTTAGGTCAGTGATGCTGACCAATAGGACAGAATTGGTGCGAATAGGCTAAAGTGTTACATTCATTGCCTACGATAAACCATTGAAATTGCTGCTACTATCCAAAAAGGCAGAAAATCCGGACGTTAGAGGTGAGTTTTTGAAAGTGCCTTTTTGGGTGGCTTAACGACATTGCGGGAGGAAAAAATCTCGTGCGACCTGTGATTTTAGCCTGCCTATTTGTCCTTTTTGGATTATATAAATAAAATCAATAACTTAGAAAAAAATCACTGGGACAAATAGGACAGAATCACAAAAAAGCCACAGAATTGCCACAATTCCCGCCTATTCGAGCCGCTAACTGACTGACTGACTGACTGACCTAACTACTGTGCCTCTCTTAACTACTATGTTACTACTGTGCTGCCGAAGGCAGCTCTTGTTAAAGTTTTAACAAGGCATAAAAAAAGGCCCGCTCGAAAGCGGGCCAAATCAGTTTCAAATTGGATTGATTATTTTTTTGCTTTGGCCTTCGGTGCGGCCTTCGGTGCGGCCTTCGGTGCGGCCTTCGGTTCAAGCAAGCCCGCTATATCGGTTCGGGCCGTTTGGATTATTTCACGCGCCATCTGGTGTATTTCGTCAAAGTGTCCGGCCTTGTCGCTTTCCTTCATAATATCGGCCAAGGCCAAGGCCATAAATTGCACCATGTCGCGGCCCGATTGGATAGTGATTTTCGGTGCGGCCTTCGGTGCGGCCTTAACCGGTTCGGCTTGTTCGGCCTTTTCTTCGGCTTGTTCGGCCTTCACTGTTCTAGCGGCCTGAGAGCGCTTAGGGTCAGTTACGCCAATCTCTTTTCGGATTGCACCCCATGCCGCGCGAGTAGAGCCATAAGCGGCCTTTTCACGATCATCATATGTGCCGCTATTGCGCTCACGCATTGCCAGAGCGTTCGTGAGAGACTGTTCGCTTGTCGGGGCGTTTGGATAAAGATAAGCCGCAAAGCAATACTGATAAAACTCAAGCCGCATTTCTTCTAAGCCTTGATCGAAAGCCGACGGGCCCACAATTTTTTCCATGTCCTTTACGGCTTTAACCCCGCGAGCGATCATGTCTTTACGCTTAAGAGATGCTAGGCCGCTTTCTGTTGCGACAACGCGAATTGCTTCAATCTGTTTTGCGATATTTTTCATGACGATTTGTCCTGTTGTTTAAATCTCAATTCCACGGGATTGCGGAATTGATAGGATGATTATGAGGATTTTTCGGCTTGCGTCAATAGGATAAAAAATCGAGACATTCCAACGGGTTAGGTTGTGCGGATCGGCTTGTTAAAGTTTTAACAAGGCTCAAATCACGAAATCGGCTTGCGGCCTGCATAATAGGAAAGAATTCTTTTCTAGGAATAGATACCCCCCAAGGGGTTTGCGCCCGCGCCCCTGGTCTATATACATGGTCACCTATATATTTTTTCAAAAAATCCCAGAATTATTTCACGCCTAAAATCTGTAAAATGTACGGAGGCCAAAACCAAAAAATTTTTCAGAAAAAAATTGCAAAACACCTCCGCTTAAACTAAATCGAGTTTGAGGGGTAGAATCGATGCACGGCTTGGATATGACCTACGGGCGCACCCAAGCGAGGTCGGGATTGGGTGTCATGAAACCCTCGATGAACCTTGGTAACCCGGATTCTAAAAAGGGCGGCGCCGCTCGTTCCCCTGATTTAACCTTGCGTTTGACATCCATCACACCCAATGACTATATTCCCTGAGGTTCCAACAAAGGGGTGCGCCATGAAGGGCCTTTACGCCAACATCAATGCCAAGCGTGAACGTATCAAAGCCGGTTCCGGTGAGAAGATGCGTAAGCCTGGGTCTAAAGGCGCTCCGACTGACAAGGCATTTAAAGAGTCAGCTAAAACTGCATTCGGGATGCCAAAACCCAAGAAGTGAGGTTACATGCCTAAGGTTCTTGAAGATCTGGTCGGCAAGCTGCAAGGCAAAGGTATGCCAAAGGCTAAAGCGTACGCCATCGCTACATCGTCATTACAGAAGTCAGGCAAGTTAAAGCCCGGCACGCAGGAAATGAAAAAGAAGCCAAAGAAGTGAGCAATCTCGACTTCTACCATCCAAATGATCCGGCGGCGCTGGGTTTCCCTGCTACGCTGCCTATAGAAATTGCGCTCAAGACGGCGACAACCGAAGAGCTGCAGCAGGCGTATAACCTGACTCAGCAAGAGTGGGACTCCCTCTGGGAAAACCCGCAGTTTGTCGGCGCAGTTGCCGGTGCGATGGAAGCACTCCAGAAAGAAGGTATGAGCTTTAAGATGAAGGCTCGCCTTCAATCGGAAGAGCTTTTGCGCACAAGCTGGAAGATGATTCACGCCCCGAGCGACGAAGTTCCGCCGTCAGTAAAAGCGGATCTTTTGAAATTTACGATTAAAGCCGCTGGATTAGTTGAAGATCCTAAGGCACAATCAGGGCCGCAGAACGCACTGCAGATCAATATCAACTTAGGGTAGAGCCATGGCCGAGACCAAACACGGGATGCTTAAGTCCGGGAAAGAGAAGTTCTCGGGCTACAATAAGCCGAAGCGGACTCCGAACCATCCGACGAAATCTCATGCTGTTCTGGCAAAGTCCGGGGATCAAACCAAGTTGATTCGGTTTGGGCAGCAGGGTGTTTCGGGTTCTCCCAAGAAAGAAGGCGAGAGCGCATCGTATCGCAAACGTCGTGAGGCGTTCAAAGCAAGGCACGGGGCGAACATCGCTAAGGGTAAAATGTCAGCGGCATATTGGGCAGATAAGGTGAAATGGTAATGGAAGGTGAAGGTAACGGCTCAGGTGTTCCGGCACCAGCGAGCGGTATGACTACGTATGACTCCATTGCACCGGCGGTGCCTGGCGGGCGGGGGATGCCAGCACCCAAACCGGTATTTCGGAAACCTAAAAAGAACCCGCGTAAAAAGAAAAGGTAGGCTCCTCTATGGGGGACGCAATTAATTACACACCACCCGAGACGATTCGGAACTTTATTAAGGACCATCGCAAAGGTGAGCTGTTCTACGACTGGATCGTAGGGCCGGTCGGCTCGGGTAAAACGACCGGGATCTTTTTTAAACTCGTCCACATGGCGCAGTTACAAGAGCCGTCACCTGACGGGGTGCGCAGAACAAGAGCGGTGATCGTCCGTAATACCCTGCCGCAGCTTCGAGATACGACCATCAGTTCGTGGAACTATTGGTTCAAGGACGGCCAGGCCGGTACATGGCGGGCGACAGAAAACAAGTTCGTTCTCAAGTTCAACGACGTGGAGTGCGAGGTTCTGTTCCGGCCGCTCGATACGGCCGACGACGTTGCCCGGGTGCTCTCACTCGAAGTGACGTTCGCTATCATCGACGAATTTGTGCAGGTGCCGCGAGAAATCGTGGACGCTCTGTCAGCACGTCTTGGTCGTTATCCGTCTGCCAAAGATGGCGGGGCGACGAACTGGGGGATGTGGGGGTCATCGAACCCGGACACAGAAGACAACTGGTGGTACGAGTATCTACACTCGACGCTGCCAGAGAATGCGACTTATTTTAGGCAACCATCCGGTTTTAGCGCCAAAGCTGAAAACGTCGAGAACTTGCCGGGCGGTCAGAGCTACTACACGAACCAGGCCAAGGGTAAGTCCGAAGCGTGGATCAAACAGTTCCTTGAAGCAGAATGGGGATATTCGGCAGCAGGCAAACCGGTCGTTCCGACGTTCAGGGCAGACTTGCATGTTTCTAGCCGCCCACTGATTTTTAATCCGGCTCTCGAGTTGGTTGTAGGTATGGACCCGGGCATCGGCGGGTCTGCGATGATATTCGGGCAGCACGACTCACACGGACGTTTGCTGGTTTTGGGTGAGCTGGTACAGTCCGGCTATGGTGCTGAACGGTTGATTAATGACCGGCTTAAGCCGTATCTGCGTAACCGGTTCCCGGACGCAAAGGTTATGATCGCTCCAGATCCGGCATCGTTTAACAGAGCACAATCAGACGAGAAGTCTGTTGTAGATATGTTCCGTAGATACTATCCGGTAAACAAGTTCCTGAACAACAAGCTGGGTAACCGCCTTGACCCTATCGAGCATTTTACGACCAAGTTGACCGAGATTGGTCCGGCTCTTTTGATAGACCCCAAAGAGTGCCCGGTGCTTATTCGTGCCTTGAAAGGCGGATGGCGTTATGTCATGGACAACAAGCGTGACGTGCCGAAACCTGAGCCAGAAAAGAATGCCTACAGCCACCCGGGCGATGCGTTTGGATATCTGTGTGGGTACTTCCATCGACAAACAGATCGAGAAATGCGATATTCCGGCACGGGAAAACGATTCACGCCTCCGAGACAGTTCGGCGGCTCATACCATTTTAGGTGAGAAGACACATGGCTATTGCAACCGCGAATGCTGAACTTGATCCGCCAAGCGTACAGGTAGAGCCAAATCAGGACGCTCCTGTGAAGGTGATTCGGTCGGAAGATCTGCGTCAGTTAGGGCAGAATTTTTCGCAGTTGTTTACTCAGTATGTGTCGGATCGGCGCATTGCAGAACTCAAGTGGCTTCGCAATCTGCGCCAGTATCTCGGGATCTACGATCCTGAAATCGAGAAGGAACTCGCAGCTAATCGGTCGAAAGCCTATCCGCGTCTCACCCGTGTGAAGGTCATTTCGGTTCTGAGCCGGATCATGAATTTGATGTTCCCCGGCAACGAACGCAACTGGGAATTGAAAGCATCTCCATCTCCTGACATGGACCCGCAGGATGTAATGGAGGCTCTGCAGAAATTTATGCGACGCCAGCAGGAGGCCGGGCTTGATGTTCAGCTGACTGATGATGTGATCGCTTCAGCTACGCAAGAACTTGCCGACGAACGTGCTGATAAACTGGCTATTTTCTTGGACGATCAGCTTCAGGAAATCGGCGGCGACCAGACGCAGGATTATGTGTCGCTTAACCGGAAGGTGGCACAGAGCGGCATACTTTACGGCCTCGGAGTCATGCGCGGCCCGTTCGCACGTCCGGTTACGTCTGTGAAGTGGGCGATTGATTCAATGACTCAGTCGCCTGTGCCGATTCCTCAGACAACATATAAGCCGATGTACGAGTTTCTCCCTGTTTGGGACTTCTACCCGGATATGTCGGCGAAAACATTCGCGCAAATGGACGGCTACTTTATCCGCATGGTTATGTCGCGTTCGCAGATTCGTGCGCTGGCAAACCGGCCGGATTTCTTTGCGGATCAGATCAAGACATACTTGAAGCGCAACCCGGTGGGCAACTATCGGGCACAGCCGTTCGAGACAGAACTGCGCGCCCTCGGTGTTAAGGTTAACGTCAATGAGATGAAGACCGAAACCCAGAAGTACGAAGTCATCATTTGGAATGGCCCGGTCTCCGGTCAGATGCTGACGTTGGCCGGCGTTGAGGTGCCAGAAGACAAGATGGCCGACGACATTGAGGCCGAGATCTGGTTGATCGACGGCAACGTGATCAAGGCGGATATTAACCCGTGGCGGAAGATCGGTGCGGATGTAAAGACAATCCACACATTCTTGTTTGATGAAGATGATACGAGCCCTGTCGGTAACGGCCTGCCGAACATTATGCGTGATTCGCAGATGTCGATTGCTGCGGCGACCCGCATGCTTTTGGACAATGCTTCGGTTGTGTGCGGCCCGAACCTTGAGCTGAATACAGACCTTTTGCGCCCCGATCAGGATCTTACAAGCACCTCAGCCTATAAGATTTGGTACCGTGAAGGCATGGGCGTGGAAGCTAAGTTCCCGGCTGTCCGTAACGTGCAGATCGACAGCCACATGGACGAATTGCTCAAGATGATCGATCTGTTCATGAAGTTTGCCGATGTGGAAACGTTTGTTGGCCCGGCAACAGGTGGCGATATGCAGCGCGGTTTTGCAGAACCCATGCGTACGGCGGCCGGAGCGTCCATGCTTCGCGGTGATGCGGCGCTTCCGTTCAAAGATATTGTCCGGAACTTCGACATGTTCACGCAATCAGTCATCACATCGTTGGTCCAGTTCAATCGGAAGTTTAACCCGATGTCTGCTCCGGACGGTGACTATAACGTGATTGCTCGCGGTGCGACCAGCTTGATTGCAAAGGAAGTTCGCGGCATCCAGCTGGATCAGATGGCAGCATCGATGACTCCAGACGAAAAAATCCACGTTGACGAGCGCAAGTTTGTTGAGGCTCGGTTCCAGGTCCGCGATTTGGGCAATCTTCTTGTGTCCCCTGAAGAAGCACGTCGTCGTCAGGCGGCTAACTCTCAGCAGACTCAGCAGATGCAGGAACAGCAGCAAGAGCTTATGGCGGCAAATATCCGCAAGACGCTGTCCGATGCGTTTAAGAATATCGCGCAAGGCCAGAAAAACTCGGCGAATGCAGACGCCGTTAAGATTGAGGCAGCACTAACGGTACTCGAGCAGGGTATCCAAACAGGGGAAGGCAATGAGGCAGGACCGCAGACAGGAGCAGGCCAGACTGGTCAGCTTCCTCAAGGGTAGAGTCGGAACGCTGGATATCGATCAAATGATCCAGCTTCTCCACTCTTTAAGAGAGGACGCAAAGGACAATCTCTTGACTTGTAGTCAAGAAGAGTTTCCTAAAGTACAGTCTGAAGGGGTGACCTACGAAAAGTTGATTCGGTTGCTTACACGGCCCGACATCAAGGCAATGCACGCAAGTGGGAGTGAGTAATGAGTGACGGCATCGAGAAACTCGAGGAAGACTTTAACAGTATGTTTGCAGAACTCGCCAAAACAGACGGCGAAGTTCCTGCAGAAACAGGAGACAAAGCAGATGGCACAGAAACCCAAGCAGCAGCCGAAGGCAGCCAAGAAGGCAACGCCGAAGGCCAAAGCGAACAGCAAGAAGCCGCAGAAAACAGCGAAGAAGGCGACGCAGGCACCGAAGGGACGGCAGATTCTGCTGGAGACGGAGATAGTGATGCCGGATCTGATGCTGGAGACGATCAGGCCGACGCAAAGCCTGTGGAACAGGATGATGACGTTCTTCGCCGGCTTGCCGCGCTTGTAAAAGATCAAAAATCTGCAGCGACCCAAGTTCAAGAGCAACCTGCACCTCAGCAGCCGCAACAAGAACAACCGGTTTATTCTGCAGATGAACAAAAGTTTCTCGAAGAGTACGAGAAGGATTGGCCTGATGTAGCAAAGGCCGAATCACTTCGTCGCCGTGCTGAATATCGAGAGCTTGTCAATTATGTGTTTACTGAGGTGGCAAAAGTTTTGCGCCCCCAGATCGAAACTGTGCAAGCAATTTCTGAGATGACGCATCTTCAGCAGTTGCAAACGCAGGTATCTGACTATGACGACGTACGCGATAAAGTCATATCGTGGGCCGAAAAACAGCCCCCGTATTTGCAGGCCGCATACAAACATGTTATAGAACAAGGTACAGTTGATGAGGTTGCAGATCTCATTGACAGATATCGGCAGGAGACAGGTTACAAAGCGCCGAATGCAGCGCCCAAGCCAGCTCCTAAAAGAGTGGAAACTGAGCTGCCTTCAGCAACCAAACAAGCGGCTGCTGCCTTGGCCCCAGTCAGTTCCAAAAGGTCTGCGGTGATCGCGGGCGACGACCCGAATGATTTCGAGTCAGCGTTCTCGTCATTCGCTAACAAATTGTGATTGATAGGAGGCCATAAATGGCACAAGTTACTTCGTACGGCGACATTTCACCAGCAGTTGCCGCTTATTCCGTGGTTCGCATGCTTAAGCGTGCAATGCCTTATCTGCACCTCGAAAAGTTCGGTCAGACGTATGCGATGCCGACCAATTCGACGCAGACAGCTAAGTTCCGTCGTTACTTTCTGAGCGGTGCAGGCGGCTCGGCTGGTACAACGACACCTGGTTCGAACTTCTACATCCCGGTTGCAACGACTCCGTTGATCGAAGGCGTGACACCGGCTGGCTCGAAGCTCGCCAACCAGGACTACACCGTTACGCTCGCGCAGTACGGCGACTTCATCACGATCACAGACGTGGTGATGGATACGCACACCGATCCGGTTCTCCAGCAAGCTACCGACATCCTCGGCGAGCAGGCTGCTCTCACTGTTGAGACACTCCGTTTCAACGTGTTGAAGGCCGGTACGAACGTCTTCTACGCAAACGCAGTAGCAGGTCGTTCTTCGGTCGTTACAGCGATCTCTCTTGCTGACCAGCGTCGTGTTACAACGGCTCTTAACCGTCAGAATGCGAAAAAGATCTCGCAGGTTGTAGCATCTACGCCTGATTTCAACACGAAATCGGTTGAAGCTGCTTACATGGCTGTCTGCCATCCGGACCTCGAAACAGACATCCGCACGATGAACGGCTTTAAGCCAGTTGCTGATTACGGCCCGCACACAACGCCGTTCGAAGGCGAAATCGGTTCGGTTGAGCAGGTTCGTTACCTCACATCGACAGTTATGGCTCCTTGGGCTGACGCTGGCGGTGCAAAGGGCGTGATGCGCTCGACATCTGGCACAAGCGCCGACGTTTATCCGGTTCTCGTGTTCGGCCGTGACGCATTCGGTATCGTTCCGCTTAAGGGCAAGTCGTCCATGACCCCGATGGTCGTGAATCCGAAGCCGGCAGCTGGCGATCCGCTCGCGCAGCGCGGCACGGTTGGCTGGAAGCTCTGGACAGCTACCGTCATTCTTCAGGAAGCCTTCATGGCTCGCCTCGAAGTTGCGGCAACTGCCTAATCTCACTGAGGGGGCCTTGAAAGCCCCCTCTTTCTTCCGGTTTTGATTCGTTTAGGAGATCATCATGGCTACGGTAAATGCTACATCGCAGGACGGTGGCGTCTCGAACTTTGCTTCGGGTTCGTTCACTTCGGACAACACAGCAACAGTTGTGAAGCTCGGCTTCAAGGCTCGTTGGATTAAGGTTGTCAACTCTACAGACGTTATTGTCTGGGAAAAGATCGAAGGTATGGCAGCAGCCAACTCGGTCAAGACTGTTACGGCCGGTACGACCACAATCGATACTGGCTCGGCAATCCTTATTAACGAAGACGGCACGATCACCATCTCGCAGACAGCGGTTGGTAACTCGAAAGCCATCTCTTGGGTTGCAATCGGCTAACGCCTTCGAGGGGGCTTCGGCCCCCTCACTTCCATTCGGAGGACAATATGAGCGATTACGTATGCAAGATTGAGCGCCTCGAGAATGGCTTTGAGGTTGAGATCCGCGATCCAAAAATTGCTGAACAGAACATGAAAAGTTCCAAAAACGGCCCGTCCGTTTGGAAAGACCCGAACGTGTCTTATGCGTTCAAAAACGTCAAAGAAGTCTTAGATTTCTTAGGCAAGAACTTGGAAAAAGCTCTCCCGATGGACGAATATGAGTCCAGCTTCAAGGAGGCTTCGAAGGAGGACAAAGAAGATGACTGACGAGCTTGGTACCAATCTCGAGTCGGATGTAAAAATCCAAAAAAAGGCAGCTACAAAACCAGTCGGTATGCCGGATACGGTTAAGATCATCTTGGAAGAAAACCAAGACATCCCGCCGACCGGTTTGTTTTTAGGTCATAATGGCCGTGGTTATTTGATTGTTCCGGGTGAAGTCGTGGATATTCCGCGTCACATTTTGGAGATTCTAGATCACGCAGTTATGTCATCTCCGCAGATCGACCCGTCTACGAAGCAAGTTATTGGCTATCGTGAGCGTATGCGGTATCCTTATCGTCTCGTAAACTCCTAATGGGTGGTTAGATGAATCTCAGCGACCTTCTCACAGAATTGCGGGAAAACATCCTGCATGATCGAAGCGATAGGGTCGCTGGTTCTCCTGACTATCTTTGGTCGGATGCGACCCTTGTGCGCTACATAAATGAGGCCCAGCGGCGATTTGCTCGTAAGGGTCTCATTTTGCGCGACAGCACGACACCGGATGTAACTCAAGTTACTTTGCAGACCGGTGTGAGTGAATATACGCTTCATCCATCTGTCCTGGCTGTAATGTCTGCTCGTTTGTCTACAGATAAGGCGGATCTTGCCCGTGCAGGTCACTCCGCGCTGGACACATATCGTCAGCCAGATCCGTATTTCTTTGATCCTTCTCAGCTGTCCACGCTGCCTCCGGGTAAGCCACTGGCGTACACCACAGATGATTCGCTCGGCCTGGATGACAACGATTCGGTTAGTGTGCCGGTCTTGCGCGTCTATCCGGAGCCGTCTGCTGATTACAATAACGCCATCATTAAGCTTCGGGTCGTTCGTTTGCCGATTGACGACCTTACAACAAACAATTTGAACGCTGTGCCAGAGATTCCTCAGGATCACCATCTTGAGATGTTGGACTGGGCGGCGTATCTTGCTTTGCGAATCGTAGATATCGATGGCGGTGCACCGAATCGTGCCGCAGAGTTTAGGGCGTCTTTCGAGGCGCATGTAAAAGAGGCTAGAGACGCTGCAATGCGCAAGATGTTTGTGCCGCTGCAGTGGGGTTTTGGCCGCAACGGATTCTCTTGGGAGAGCTAAGATGGCGATTATGGACCCAGTCGGATATGCTGAGCTTGCAGGCCCGGAAAAGTTTATCACTTTGTCGGATATGCTTAACGCGGCTAAGTCTGCGCTGCCGTTTGGCGGCAAATCGCAGTCTGTGCCACTAGGTGTGCCTTCTTCTGCTGCGCCGGTATCGCCGTTTATTCAATCTTTAGGGGGCAATGTTGCTACTCCTCAGACCCCCGGCTGGACTCCATCTCAGCTGCCCAACACTGTGTATGAAGCTTTTCGTACACCGCAGGCTGGGGCTATTGACCCTACGATTACAGCTCGTCAGGCTATGCCGTCTTCTCCGACCCCGGCCAGGTCTACTGCTGCGATTACTCCTAGAGATGATCGTGCTCCTAGCACGCCAGCAAGGGCTATGGGTTCAGCAGCTACCCCGGCACGCTCTCCGCAGCCTATTTCGATTGTGCGCGGTCTGGTTAACACCGAGTACTTGCCTCAGATAGATGCGAAAGGAAACGTGCAATATGTTTCTTCGGAAGAGTTGGCCGCAAGAGGCACAAGAAAAGCTGCGGCAGAAAAGACTGCGGCGGAAACAGATAAGTTGCGCGCTGAAGCGATAAAGAACGTTCGCTTGAGCCCGACAGAAAAAGCGCAACAAATGCAGCTAAATCGCGCGATAGATTTGCAGAGTCTTTTGAACACCATGCCGCCTAACGATGCGGATAGGGAAAAAACTGAGAGAGAGTACAACAGAATTATGAACTCGCTTACAGTAAAGACGCAAGGCTCTGATTTGCTTCTAGCAGATTTTTTTGATCGTCAGCGTGAGCGTCAACAACTCGGGATTCAGTGAGGCATATCTGTGGCTGATAGCATGTTTCCGTCTTTAGATGAATTTCTTCAGACGCAAAACTCTCAGACTAATTTACCGCCTGCGGATCCGGCCAGGATTAGAGCTTCTCTTCCTGCTGCGCCTCCGCGTCCTCAGCGCAATCTTTTGACGGCCGGTATTGCAGCTGGTGTCGATGAGTTGCAAGGGATGGGCGGTGCTGCTCTCGGCGCAATCGGCCGTGCTGTAAACAATGAAAGCCTCACTCGATATGGTGAGCAGATTAGTGAGCGGAATCGTGCTGAAGCTGCTATCGCAGGCCGTCCGGATCTTGAGATCGCTCCTTGGAAAGAAGGTGGTGCAGGATTTCTTCCGTGGGCGGGCTACCAATTAGCTAAACAAATTCCTATGACTGCAGGTGCTATTCTTGCAGGTGCAGCTGCTTCTGCTGCAGGTCCGGCTACTGCTGCTACTGCTGGTGGAGCGGCTCTTGCACGCCTCGGTATGGCTGTTCCAGGGTTTCTCGGCGGCGGTAGAGGTGTGGCTGCCGTTGCATCTCAACGTGCTATTGCCGCAGGCGCTACTGAATCAGCTGCAGCTCTTGCCGGTCAAAAAGCGGCTCAAACAGCCGGCTTAGAGTTTTCCAAAAAAGCTCTCGGCGCAACAGCATTCGGAGCCCCTCTTGGTGCCGGCAGCATGTACCAAGAAGCTGTGGAACGTGGCGAACCCACGCAAGGCGACGCGATTAAGGCACTGGCGTTGTCTCCGGTTTACGGCGCTCTTGAGGCGTTTGAAGTTGCTCCACTCACAGGTATTTTCGCAAGAGGATTGACCGGCGGTATCGCGCGGCGTGCTGTTACAGGTGCTGCTCAGTCTGCGGTTACAGAACCATTTACCGAAGCAGCGCAGACAGGCTTAGAGAATAGCTTCCGCTCTGACCTTACCATGGCCCAAAAGGCTGAACGTATTCTTGACGCGGCCGCAACCGGCTTGGTTGTTGGCGCAGGCTTCGGTGCCGGCGTTGGTGCGATTAGTCCGGCTGTTAAAGCTGATCCGGCTACGGCTACAAATGATGATCTCAAGGATCAAATCGATGCGCCGCTTAAACCGGCTGCATCACTGCAAGATAAGTATGCGCAGTTTGATATGCCTGCGATCATTGATCGTATGGCTCGTGCCGAACAACGTGTGGCTGCAGGCGAAAACACTTCAGCGATGGAACGCGACTTCCGCATGTATCGTGCAGAAGTTATGCGGCGCTTGTCCGAGATGGATGACGCTACTGTCGCTCAGACAAGAAATACGCTGGCAGCTCAGGTTCAAGCAGGCGATCAAAGTCCAACGGTACGCAATTCGTTGAATGTGTTTGACGCAGAACTCGGCAACCGCATTCGGCGGCAAGATGAGTCGCTCGCACAGGCACCAGAAGTTCGCACAGCACCGGTTGTTTCAGCTGAAGGAGGTTTATTCTCCGAAGCAGATTTGGCTCAACCAGATCTTGTCGGCGGCGAAATCCCGACAGCAACAGCCGCTCAACAACCTGCTGCAAAAGTTCAGGCAGCTACAGAATATCAAAAACGACTTTCTTCGCTTGTCGGGGGAGATGTTGGGACAAAGACGGGTTTTGGGAAGTGGGTTCAGGAAACGGCTCCAACCACGGATGCAGAACTTGTTGACGCCATTTTAACGCGGACTGAAGAAAAACCAGGCAAATCACTTGGAAAACGATTCACCACTTTGGTTGATCGTGTCGCTAACCCTATAGCAATGCAGGCTGAGTTGAACACGGCGCAACAATCGCTGATCGACACAGAGATTGCTGTCAACAATAACCGTGCAACCCCTCAGGCACTTGAAGCCGCCCAGAATCAGGTTGCTGATGTTCAGTCGCGTATAGCGACTTATCAGGCTGTGGTGCAAGAACGTGCGAGCAGACCTCCCCCTGCTCCTGCTGCACCGCAGGGGGCTCCGTCTGGGCAGGTTAGTCCTCCCGCCTCTCAGGCGGAGCCTACCACCAATCTGGCTCAGACAGGTTTTGACTTTGAAACTCCGACTCGTGAGTCGGTAACAGCCGGTTCGATCAAACCAGGTGATGTAATCGCGCGCGGAAGCCGAACGTTTCCGGTAACGCGCGTTGAACCGCTGGAGACAGGCGGTTTAGCAATTACTGCCGGGGAGGGCAGGACTCAGTTTACTACGCGAGTGATGGGCACAGATCCTGTTACACGTGTAGTTACAGAAGTTCGAGCCGCTCCGGCTGTTGAGCCTGAGTTGGCTCCGGTTGTTGGTCGTGAGCGAATCACACAAGAGACTCCTCGTGAGGCTGTGCCTGTATCCCAGATTGCCGTTGGTGATCGGATTATCCGTGGTCAGCGTGCGTTGCCTGTTACCAATGTGTCTACTGACGCAGCCGGCCGAGTGACGATTACAGCTCAGGTGAACAAAAAGAAAAAGCAAACAATGCGGATGGAGCCCGGTGCTGATGTCACCGTGGTATCTACTCAAGAAGTTCTGGACCGTAAGGCCGCTCAACAGGGAGCCCAACAAACAAGCCCGTCAGGCGCAAATGCTGCAGCTACAGCAACTAATCTTGCAAATGATTGGGATCGTCAGAACAAGGGCCAGCAGCGTGTAGACAGCTGGTTTGACGGGTATGCTGAAACTATTCGTACGTTTGACGCAGTTGGCGCACAAGGAAAAACCGTCCCTTCTCACGGCATGGCAAAATCTCCGACTCTGGGGCAGGCACTTAAAGACTTGATTGAGCTTGTTAGCGGGAATGGCAACTCAAATCTTTATACTGCGCCTCTTGCTACCCCCGCTGGAACAGGCACAGCAACCGGGACGGCAACCGGCACATCTTACCGTGACGGGCCGTTCATTATTACCTTCCGAGAAGGTTCGACCGATACAGCGCAAGAAAACATAACGGGGATTCTTGTGAATCCTGCAAATGCTGAACTTGTTGCTCCGCTGCAAGAAATGTTCCCTAATCTGACAGTTCGCAGCTATTCCGATGTTGCGGATGTAATAAGCGCATCAAAAATTGAGGCACAACAGGCAGCACAAGAAGCGGCGGTAGCCAATATTGACCGGCCGAGTCCGCCCCCGCCTACACCGCCGAATGAGCCTAGCATCAGCACGGAAGAAACGCAGGACGTAAGATCTGCTGTAAACCAGTCGGATAGTGCGCTTAAACTCAGTCAGAATTTTATACAGCGTGTGCCAGTAAACACTAAAGGTGCTGCGCTTGAACTGTTCAAAACCCTGCTCGGCTGGATGTCTTTGCGCCATCTCACCGAATCGTACGACAGCAAAAAACTGTTCTCCGGAACGTTAAAAGCGTACGATACAGCGGTAAACATGCCTGCCAGCATAAAAAAGCTTTTTGCGCGTATTCACAGCGGAAGCATTGCTGACATCGAGCGGTTGGCAAATACAAACAAAGAAGCAGCAAAAAAACTGTACCGGCTTATGAGCATGCCCGGCATTAAGATCGGGGCTACATGGGACGAGCAGCCGTGGCTTCACGGTGAAAAAGATGCTGCACAGCTTAAAAAAATGGTCGGAGAAGCCAACGACATTATTCGCTGGATGAAGCAGAATTGGGCTGACCCAAGGACCAAGGACAAGAAGGTTTATGACATCTACCAGGAGGCGGTAGACGGCAATGAAATGAACAATTACGCCCGACTGGCGTCGATGTTCTACGTATTTGCTATGAACGATGAAAAGCTCAATAACATTTACAGGTTCGGTCCGGATCCGATGAATCGGTTTCTTTCTAGAGAGACTGACTTTCAAGACAGTCCGGCTAAAGCAAAAGAGTATTGGAAGGGTGTGTTAAATACACAGCTCAACGCTGCCAAAACATTTGCTGAAGGTAAAAAAGGTTTAGATAATCTTAATCAGCGCATCAAACAGATTGAGGCGGCGCTTGAGTCAATGGATCGCAGCACGTACTTCCACCTCGGCCGTTTCGGCAATTTTGGTGTGTCGTTCTCGATCAAGAAAAAAGATGGCGACTTGGACATAGCCTCGCTGAATAAATTGCGTGCTGCTATGGAGCAGGAGAAGCTGGACGGCTTCGAGTTCATGGAAGGCTCGGACAAAACCAAGGTATTCTTGCGCTTTGAAACTGTCGAACAGCGGGACGCGATGGTCCGGATCGCTGAAAGCTTGATGGGGCAGGGTGATATCGAGCCAAAGTCTTTGCGTGTTAATACACGTAAAGACGGTGGTGAGGCGTTCACTGGAGACAAAGTCAGCGCAAACAAATTGATTGCTCAAATGAGCAACAGTATCGACGCGCAAATTGCTCGACTTGACTCCGATGCAGACGCGGCTGCCATCAAGGCTCTTAAAAAGTTTAAAGAGCAAGCAACCAACAATCTGAATATGGCTGCTCTTGAGTTGTCTCCGGAGAACGCTATCGCTCGTGTACTGGCCCGGCGTAAAGAAGTGTCCGGCTTTAGTAAAAACGCGTTCCGCAGCTTGGCCTATCGGTACCAAGTTAACGCGGATGCGTTAGCAAATATGACCGCTGCACCGTATATCAGTCAGGCGCTTGTCGGCATTGAGAATCGGGTGCGTGAGGCGGGTCAGTCCGGAGATGCACCGATTGATCTGTCAAATCTTGCAAAGATGGAAGCCATCCGGGATGAGATTATGCTCCGCTCAGGGGACAGCCTCAATCTGATTGATCGCAATCTGTTGGACTCTTTGCGCGCGTTTTCGTTCGCGTTCTTTATGTCTTCGGCCTCCAGTGCGCTTTTGCAGCAGGGATCTATTCCGGTCATTGTCTGGCCTGAATTTGGCAAGAAGCACGGGTTTGTAAAAGCTGCGAAAGCGCTCGGCAAGGCTGCACCGCAGGCGTTTAAAATTATGAACGCGATTGTGTCGATGGACTTGAAGCGCGGCGCGACACGCGGGCCTGATATTGTGCTCACCCCACAAGCTTTGCAAAAGGCCGGCGTAGATCCGGCTACAGCCAAATTTATTTTGAAGCTGGCTAACGCCACGGCGATTGATATCGGTAGTGCTGCCCGCGAGCAAGGTCGCGTCGTAGAAGGTACGCAAGATACCGGAGGTGACAAGGCCCTCCGCTGGCTCGGCTTTATGAACAGTTATTCAGAAACGTTCTCTCGCGTTTTGACCGGGTTGGCGGCTAGAAATCTTTCTACAAACGATACAACCGGTTTGGATTACGCAACCGAGGTCATCACCGAAACGCTTTTCAGGTACGACGCTGTAAACCAGTCGCGGCAAGTTGGTCCGTCAGGTATTGTCGGCAAATACTCTCCTGTTGCCCTGCAGTTTAACAACTTCGGGTTCTTCACGATGGAAAAGCTCTACCGTGAAATGCTCAAGACAATGAGCAAGAACGCGACTCCTGAGGAAAAAGCGCAAGCTCGCAAATTCATGGGTGGATTCCTTGCCACTCAGATGCTTATGGCTGGAGCCCTTGGCTTACCATTCGCCACTGTACTGGCGCGTGTTGTCGAGGCAATGGCTGAAACACTTGGCGATGACGAAGAGCCGTTCGACGCTAAGACAGCTTTGAAGAATTACCTCAATGAGTCTTTCGGCGCAAACATCGGGGAAATTGCGGCCAGCGGTATTTTCCGCGCAGCAGACATAAACATTCAGTCTCGTGTTGGCTTGCAGGATCTTGCACCATTTTCGCGGTTCTTGGCAGACCGTCGTAATTTCCAAGATAAGTTTGACGATTTGGTTAAAGACTCGGCCGGTGCGCCAATCGGGGCCATCTTCAACGCTCTTAACGGTGCGGTTGAAGTCTACAAAGGAAACTACATCGAAGGCTTCAAAATGGGCCTTCCGGGTGTTTTCAAAAACATGGTTACCGCCTATGAGATGTCTGATCGGGGGTATGTGGACAAACAGGGTAATGTTCTCCCGATGTCGGCTGACGCCAACGATATTCTCGCAGCGGTTCTCGGTTTCCAGTCAGCTGAGATGGGCCGGTATACTGAAGGCCGGATGACCAATCTTACTCGAGAAGGGTTGCTTAGCCGCCGTGCCGGTGATTTGCGCCGCAAAGCGGCTATCGCTTTTGAAAAGGGAGATACGGAGGCATTCAACGAAGTCGTGGATCAGATTGTTCGGTTTGACCAGGCTAACCCGACACGTAAAATTGCTCCGACTCTTGCCAGAATCATTGAGCAAAGAGCTAGGGCTCGGGCTCAAGCAGAGGCAACCGGCACGACGATTGGCACAAGTCTCCGAGATATCGAAGGCATGCAAGCTCAGGAATACGTATTTCCCCGGCAGTAATTGATTTACTAGCCAATTCAGGTAGATTGGGGCAACCCAAACAGACGAGGCGGTAAGCATGACGGCGGCGGTTCACAACATCACTATCGAGCAGGGGGCCACCTTTCAAATGAACCTGCTTTGGAAGGATAGCACTGGCTCGCCTGTTAATCTGACCGGTTACACCGCTCGGATGCAGGTTCGTCAAAAATACAGTTCGACGACTACGTTGCTCAACTTCACTACAGAAAATGG